CTTTAGGTATAAAGGAATTATTAACAATGCAAAGACAAAATGGACTAGGTAGTCTAATACAAAGGATAGTAGAAATAGCAAATACTAAATAATAATATGAGTAAAATAGAAGAATTTATACAATTAAATATTAACTTTTTAAATGATATTCAATCTTATCATTGGCAAACAAAGTCATATTCTGAACACGAAAGCTTAGGTGAGTACTATGTTAAATTTAATAAATTGCTTGACGAGTTTGTTGAAACACATCAAGGCAAAACTGGTAGAAGAATTAAATTTAGTGCTGAATTAAGACCAGGCATTTTAAATTATGCTGATGGTCAAATAGTAAAAGCTGAAGTAAAAAAACAAGCAGATAGAATTAACGAACTATCAAACAATAAAGAAGTTGCTGGTCAAATAGACTTGCAAAGTATATTAGAAGATATGCTTTTAGCAACTAATCAGTTACTATATCATCTATCATTAAATTAATGCCACTTTATACATTTGAAAATAAAAAAACTGGTAAAGAGTTTACCGAGATGATGACCATTTCTGAAATGGAAAATTATCTTTTAAAAAATAAACACATCAGACAGATTATAAATTCAGTAAATATTGTTGCTGGTGTAAGTGGTATGAGTTATCGAACTGATGGTGGTTGGAAAGATAATTTAAGCAGAATTGCTGAAGCACATCCTAATAGTCCTTTAGCACAACAACATAGAAAAAAATCAGTAAAAGAAGTTAAAACCGAACAAGTAGTTAAAAAATACAAGGCTAGACGAAGTGCAAAAAATAAATAATATAGTACAGAGCGAGCAACTGAAACACAACGGTCGTATACCTGAGTCGAATAGGTCAATCCGCTCATTGTACATTTTCAATACGGCAGGACATTTCTGCTTGAAAGTCCTGCCTATTATGTTTGTGGGGTTAATGTTAACTGGTTGTATAACCAAAAATTATAATTTTAACCCATTGACAACTGTTATGAATCAATTAATTAAAACTCAATATACAATTAACAAGGAGAAAAACGATGGCTGATATACCTGATTTTATGAGAGAGTTTGATACGGATGTTGACTACGGTTTCACTCCTGTATCCCAAAAACCAGCTGAAGAAACACAACCAAGTATTGACCCAAGTGTCATAGAAAATTCAAATTTAGAACTAGCAAAAATTAAATCAGATGTTTCTGATATTAAATCTGCTATGAGTGAAATTATGCAAATAGTTGCTGAAAAAGATACAGTAACAAAAGAGATACAGAATGCTGATATAGAAGCAAGATTTAAAGAGATTGAAAAGATTGTATTGCCTTTTTTATATAATCTTTCCAAGTCCAATGAACCTTATATACATTGGCCAAATAGAGGACCAATTATCAAGGCACAGATGGACAAATTGTTAAAACTTACAAGGGGGTAATATGTTAGAAGTGAAAGCACATCATAAAGAACTGAAAAGAGCAGTTAATGAAATAGAAGACAAAAGAAGAAACGATAGATCATCTAAATTATGGTTTGATGTAAGAACCTTGAAGAAAATTAAACTAAATGCAAAGGATAAACTAAATGCAACTAAGCAAAAACTTTTCACTTAAAGAACTAACTGCTTCACAAGCAGCAGATAGGCATGGAATTAGTAATAATCCAAGTGAAGATCATATGGATAATTTAAAAAAACTATGTGATAATGTTTTACAAAAAGTTAGAGATCATTATGGCAAAGTAGTTACGGTATCAAGTGGATATCGTAGTCCAGAACTATGTGTAAAAATAGGTTCAAGTGCAAAGTCACAACACGCAAAAGGCCAAGCCGCGGATTTTGAAATCTTTGGTGTGCCAAATGGTGAACTAGCAAAATATATTATTGACAACCTAGATTTTGACCAGCTAATATTAGAGTTTCATAATCCAGAAGAACCTAATAGTGGATGGATACATTGTTCATATAAGAATAGTGAAGAAAACAGAAAACAAGTATTAAGAGCATACAGAAATGATGATGGTAAGACGGTATATGAACCGTATGATCCTAGTTGAGCTGTTAAACGTCTTAATGATGATAAAAAAATAGAGCAAAACAAGATCATTGACTTGTATATGCAAAAGGGTATATAATGAAAAACACTTTGTTATTAATGATTGATTTTCAAGGCCAATCAGGTTTGCAAGATCAAAATTATATGAACAGCAGATATATTGCTTTATTGGACATTTTAAATAGAAGAAATATTGATAGAGAAAAGTGTATAATTGTTTATTTTGGTACAAAACTAGAAGATAAACAATTAATGTCAATGATTGAGTTTTCTAGGCTAGAAAAATGGCAATCATTCGATATTACAATTGAAACCAACGATGCTTATGATAATATAACAATTGATGAATTTTATAAAATAATCAAAAAATATACTACATTTGAAATAGCACCTCATATAACAAATATCATAGTTGGTGGAACAGAAACATCAGGATGTGTATTTGATAATAAAAACATAGGAGCCTTTCATTGGGCTTTAAGAGGTTATGATACATCAATATATTTACCATTGTGTTGTGATTTTTCATCATATGGTCTTACTTGGCTAGATAAACAAAAGGCAGGACTTGGTATAATATTTCAAACTATAAAAAATTCTGAAATGAGAAATACAATAATTAAAAATTTATCACTTACCTCAACTTTTGATGACCTAGGTAGAAAATTACCTTGGACCGACACTAAAATAACAGCATTGTAGCTTGACAAACTTGACGAATAGTGATATAATAATTGTATAATATTAAATAATAGGAAGGTATATTATGGCGTTTAATTATGTAAAACTGAATGAAGAAAAACTACCTAAAAGTTTAGGTGTGAAAGGCAAGAGTCAAAATGGCATAAGATATTATACTATTGATGGTGTTAATATGCCTTCCGTCACCTCAATACTAGGACAGATACCTGAAAAACAAGTAGGTATACAGGCATGGAGAAATGCAGTTGGTGAAAAAATGGCTAACTATATTTCTACATCTGCTATCAATAGAGGTAAAGCAACCCATACATTAATAGAAAATCATTTAAAAAATGAAGATGACAAGTCGGCAGGTATAACTGCTGTTACACCATTAGGTCTGTTTAGAATTGTGAAACCTTATCTTGCTAGGCTCGATAACATACATTGTATAGAAGAATATTTGTATTCAAAAGAGATAAGTGTTGCAGGTCAAGTTGATTGTATTGCTGAATATAAAGGTAAACTATCTGTAGTTGATTTTAAAACCTCAACAAAAAGACGTGACGAAGATTATAATTATGCTAATTTTTTACAATGTTCAGCATATGCAAAAATGTTTGAAGAAATTTATCCTGACAAAAAGATAGAACAAACAGTAATTTTAGCTGCATGTGAAGATGGTTTTGTACAAGAATGGATACACGGTGAAAACAAAATCAAAGAACACCAAGAGTTATTTTATAAACACACTAAAGACTTTTTTGACAGAAATAATATAAATAGTTGATAAAGAGTCAATAGTCGAATTAATCAAAAAGGTGATTTAATATATCCTACTTGCGACCATAACAGCTAAAGGGAAATATGAAAAAAATACTAATAGTTTTAAGTTTACTAATTTCTAGTATAGTATATGCAGACCACGAAAGTAATTACGGTGAGTACTATTTTCAACAAATACCAGCACTATGTATGAAACCAGAACTAGTAGATAACTATTTAAATCATTTTGGTTTTGAACCAGTAAACGTATCATTAGGTAGAGAAGGTATGCAAAAAGATGGTCAACCTGTATATATGGTAACTTATTATATAAACAAAGATAATACAGAAACTACAGCTACAATTGATATACCAAGTGGTGCTGAAAGATGTTTGATATTTCATACATTTGATTTAACAAAACCATTAAAGAATTAAACGTTGAAGGTATGATAATACCTGGAGAAGACGAGGGTGCAATTCCCTCCCACTCCACCATTAAAACAATGAAATTTTAGGGGTGGAACTAGGATCGATTCGCAGTTAAAACATACTGGAGTTTAATGGCTGATAACCTACTATCAAATCATAAATGCTAACAATTTAGCTATGGCTGCATAAGCAGTTAAGGGTTGCCTGTGACCTAGTAACAGAACACAGGCTTGACAATTTTAATATAAAGTGTTATAATAATATTATGAATTTAATGAATAGTAAAAAGTTTGGTCTTCTTATAGAGGACATTGTAAAAAAAAAGAAAATAACTTATATGGACGCAGTTATCAAATACTGTGAAGATAATGATATTGACTTATCATCTGTCGGTCCACTTGTAAACAAATCACTTAAAGAAAAAATAAAAGAAGAGGCACAAAAACTGAACATGGTTGAAAAATCAAGTACAGCAGTTTTACCTATATGAAGAAAAAAACATTATTGGTTAGTGGAGATAGTTATACAGAAAAAGATTATATATCTATGCAACATCCTAAACTGGAATGTAGTTGGCCTAAATGGCCTGAAATACTTGCTGAAAAATTAGATATGAATTGTATTAATTTAGCTATGAGTGGTGCAGGACAAGAATATATTTACAGTACACTAATTGATAAACTTCAAACAATTGAACCTTCAGATATAGGATTATGTATAGCAGCTTGGTCATCTGCTAATAGACGTGATTATAAAAGTAACGGAATATGGAGAACTCATATATATGGTGAAAATGAAAGACCAGCTTTATTTTATAAAGAATATATAACAGATTTAATTGATAGATCAATAATATATTTTTATACTTTTCAAAATCTATGTGAAAATTTAAAAATACCCTATAAACAAGTTGGTATGTTACCTTTATTTCAAGGCTATTATTGGCAAGAACTTATGAGGAGAAAAATAGAGGATTTTCCTGATAATCCTGAAAAACAAATACCTATAATGAATAAAAGACAACATTTAACAAATGATGAAAAAACATGGTTAAGTAAAGGTGAAATAAGATGTACCAATCATATAATAAAAAGTCCATATTACAATATGATAAATCATAACTTTATAGGTTGGCCCACAGCTCAACGATTGGATGGTTATAATATTTCAAATAAAGTGTTAGGTGATATTAATCTATTTGACGAATATAGAATATCAGAAATAGATACACACCCTAACGCAAAAGGACAAGAAGCAATAGCAAAATTTATATATGAACAGTTATGAAGCTTATACATTATATTTGGCTATTAAACTACACTTCACTTCCTCTAATTATGATTTTTACAAACACAATGCCAAAGTTAATGCAACTTTTAATACATTTTTAAAACGCA